GACTGGCTTATCGCGGCCGACGACTTCTCAGCCCAGCCGGCCCCGATCTCCTGGCTGGTCAAGCGCTGGCTGCAGAACAATGCTCTGATCATGGTCCACGGCCCATCGGGTGGCGGCAAGACCTTCGTGGTGCTGGACTGGTGCCTGCGCATGGCCAGCGGCGCGCAGGAATGGTGTGGCCACAAGGTCAAGGCCGGAAACGTGGTCTACCTGGCCGGCGAAGGCCACCACGGCCTGCGTGGGCGCGTCGCAGCCTGGAAGCACCACCACCAGGCCGGACACCTGGCCATGTGGCTGTCCAAGGACGGCTGCGACCTCAACACCCCAACCGGCTACCTGCAGGTCGTCGAGCACCTGCGCAGCCTGCCGGAGAAGCCGGCCGTCATCGTGGTGGACACCCTGCACCGATTCCTGGCCGGCGACGAGAACAGCGCCCAGGACGCCAAGACCATGCTGGACGCCTGCAACAGCCTGATGAACGAGTTCGGCTGCAGCGTGATCCTGGTCCACCACACCGGCGTGGCCGAGGAAGCCCAGCACCGTGCGCGTGGCTCATCAGCTTGGCGTGGTGCGCTGGACATCGAGATCAGCATCGTGCCAGGCAAGGACGGCGTGCCCATGCAGATCGTCCAGCGCAAGTCCAAGGACGCCGAGCTGGCCCAGACGGTCCACGTCGAGCTGCAGCAGGTCACCATCCCAGGCTGGTATGACGAGGACAACCAGCCGGTCACATCGGCCGTCATCGTCCAGGCGCAGCCGCCAGCCAGCCCCAGGAAGGACAGCAAGATCGACAGCCACCGCAAGACCTTCGAGAACGCCTGGTGGTCGTCAGGAGCTGAGGAGCGTAATGGTTTACCCTACCTTAGCAGGTCGGCGATGGTGGACTACCTGGTCCAGAAAATGGACGTGAGCGAGGCCTCAGCCAAGGTCTACATCAAGCCAAGCGCCAACGGAAAACCCATCGCAGACCTGCTGGTGGCCGAGATCATCGAGGCCTTCGAGCACGGCTGGACGGTGATCGATGAGGCCCAGGCAAGTGCCATGCTGATCAGGAAGTCGGCGAGCTGAACATGACTTATCCACAGACTTATCCACAGGCATGGCAAGGGAACAAGGTAACAGAACGGAAAAAAACGGAATTCCGTTCCCTGGGCAAAACAGCGGAAAACGGGAACGGAACGGAACACACCCCTTTAGGGGTGTTCCGCAGTTCCCTTCCGATGCGGCGAGATTCCATGACGAACCACTCTAAAACGTGGGAAAAAGTTATCCACAGGAGAATGCAGTGAGCACCACCAACGTGAACGAGATGCTGGCCGGACGCCAGTCAACCTATGGCGCGTTCGAGAACCACGCCAAGATCAGCCAGGCGCTCAAGGACGTGATGTTCGAGCGATCAGGCTGGGACCGGCTCAAGCCAGACCAGCGCGAAGCCCTGGAGATGATCCAGCACAAGATCGCGCGCATCCTCAACGGCGACCCGACCTACGCCGACAACTGGATCGACATCGCCGGCTACGCCACCCTGGTGGCCAACCGGCTCGAAAAAGGGGAGAATGACGCATGACCACAAAATCCCACAAAACCAACCCAGCCGACAAGGTCGAGCAGTGGCCCATCGAAAAGCTGGTGCCATACGCCAAGAACTCGCGCACCCACAGCGAGGAACAGGTGGCCCAGATCGCGGCCAGCATCCGCGAGTGGGGATTCACCACCGCTGTCCTGGTGGACGAGTCCGGCAGCATCATTGCCGGTCATGGTCGCGTGATGGCTGCTCGCAAACTCGGCATGGCATCATTGCCGGTCATGGTCGCTGCAGGCTGGACCGATGCCCAGAAGCGTGCCTATGTCATCGCCGACAACAAGCTGGCGCTGAACGCTGGATGGGACAACGAACTGCTGGCGCTCGAGCTGGCCGAGCTGGATGAAGAAGGATTCGACATCGGCCTGACAGGATTCACCCAGGACGAGATCGACGCACTGACCAAGGTCAAAGACGCAGAGCAGATCGAATACCAGGGCGATCCAGACGAAGTCCCAGAGATTGGCGAGATGCCAATCAGCGTGCCAGGCGATATCTGGGTGCTCGGCAAGCACCGTCTGATGTGCGGTGACAGCACAAACCTGCAGCAGGTCGAAAAGCTGATGGATGGAAAGCTGGCCGATCTGGTCTGGACTGATCCACCATACAACGTGGCGGTCGAAGGCAAGGCCGGCAAGATCATGAACGACGACATGGGGTCTGGTGAGTTCCGAGACTTCCTGCGCAGCGTCTACGCCAGCTACTACGCAGTCATGCGAGCTGGTGCGGTGATCTACGTGGCGCACGGTGAATCCGAGCGCGCGGCATTCACAGACTGCATGGTGGAAGCTGGCCTGAAACTTTCCCAGGTGCTGATCTGGGTGAAGCAAAGCGCAACCCTGTCACGCCAGGACTTCAACTGGCAACACGAGCCAATCCTGTACGGCTGGAAGGAAGGCGCTGGCCATTACTTCTGCGGCAACTTCACACTGACCACGGTGATCGATGATGACGTTGATCTGAAGTCGATGAAGAAGGAGCAGCTCATCGACATGATCAATGAGATCAGGAATAAGGCCAGCGGCACGATCATCCGGCACAACCGGCCAACGAAAAGCGACCTGCATCCAACCATGAAGCCGGTGGCGCTGGTGGAGCGCATGATCGAGTGGAGCAGCAATCCAGGCGAGATCGTCCTGGACCTGTTTGGTGGCAGTGGCAGCACGCTGATCGCAGCACAGAAGGCCAACAGGCAGGCGCGCCTGATGGAGCTGGACCCGAAGTTTGTTGACGTCATCGTCAAGCGTTGGCAGGAGTTCACCGGCAAGCAGGCAATTCACGCAGAAACTGGAAAACCTTTCGCGGAGGTAAAAGATGGCAGCGAAGAAGCCAAAAACTGAAAAATCGGTCGTAAAAAAGGCCGGACCGAACGGCGGCGCTCGGCCAGGCGCTGGCCGACCAGCATTTGAACCGACAGACGCAGAGCGCAAACAGGTCGAGGCCATGTCCGGCTACGGCCTGCCAATCGAGCAGATTGCCATCCTGGTGCGCGGTGGCATCGACACCGACACGCTGCGCAAGCACTTTGCCACCGAGTTGGTGGCCGGCAAGGCCAAGGCCAACTCCGGCGTCGGTCGCACCCTGTTCCAGAAGGCAATGGGCGGCGACACGGCGGCCATGATCTGGTGGTCCAAGACCCAGATGAAGTGGAAGGAAACCCAGGCGCACGAGCTGACCGGCGCAGACGGCGCACCCCTGGAATTTGCGAAGATCGAACGAGTGGTCATCCGTGGCAAAGCAGACGCTGAAAATTCAGACGCCTGAGTGGGCGCTGCCGCTGCTGGAGCCGGCGCGCTACAAGGGCGCGCACGGCGGCCGTGGCTCGGGCAAGTCGCACACCTTTGCGGAGATGCTGATCGAGGCGCACATCCTGGACCAGACCAGCCGCAGCGTCTGCGTGCGCGAGGTCCAGAAGTCGCTGGCGCAGTCGGTCAAGCGCCTGCTGGAGCTGAAGATCGAGTCCATGAATGCCGGCGCGTACTTCGAGGTGCAGGAGGCCGTCATCAAGTCCAAGAAGGGAGATGGTCTGATCATCTTCCAGGGCATGCAGAACCACACGGCCGACTCGATCAAGTCGCTGGAAGGATACGACCGTGCCTGGGTGGAGGAGGCGCAGAGCCTGTCTCAGCGCAGCCTGGACCTGCTGCGGCCGACTATTCGAAAGCCAGGCTCTGAGCTGTGGTTCACCTGGAACCCGAGCCAGGCCAGCGATCCTGTCGATTACCTGCTGCGCGGCGCGAAGCCGCCACCAGACGCCAAGGTCATCGAGGTCAACTTCGACGACAACCCCTGGTTTCCCGACGTGCTGCGCGCTGAGATGGAGTACGACAAGGCGCGCGACCCAGACAAGTACGCACACGTCTGGCGTGGCGGCTACCTGCAGAACAGCAGCGCGCGCGTCTTCCGCAACTGGCGCATCGAGGAGTTCGAGGCACCCAAGGACGCCATCCACCGGCTCGGCGCAGACTGGGGCTTCGCAACCGACCCGACCGTCCTGGTGCGATGCCACATCGTCGGCCGCACGCTGTACATCGACCACGAGGCCTACATGGTGGGCTGCGAGATCGTTAACACGCCGGAGCTGTTCATGACCGTGCCGGAGGCCGAGCGCTGGCCCATCGTGGCCGACAGCTCCAGGCCGGAGACGATCAGCCACATGCGCAAGAACGGCTTCCCGAAGATCATGCCGGCCGTCAAGGGCGCGAAGTCTGTCGAGGAGGGCGTCGAGTGGCTCAAGTCCTACGACGTGGTGGTCCATCCACGCTGCACGCACACCATCGACGAGCTGACCTTCTACAGCTACAAGACCGATCCACTGACCGGGAAAGTCCTGCCGATCCTGCAGGACAAGAAGAATCACGTCATCGATGCGCTGCGTTATGCGTGCGAAGGCGTCCGCAGGGCTGCGGTGGTATCGCGGCCCGTTGACTTCAAACCATTGCCGGTGACGAGCAAATGGTAGAAAATACTTGCAAATAGGGGCGAAATATGGCACGCATGTCCAAAGAGCAATATCTCAACAAACTGCACAGCGATGCGCTGGCGCAGTTCAACGACATCCAGACTGCACTGCGCGATGAGCGCCTGCAGTGTCTGCAGGACCGGCGCTTCTACAGCCTGGCTGGCAGCCAGTGGGAAGGTCCACTTTGGGACATCTACGAGAACAAGCCGCGCTTCGAGGTGAACAAGATTCACCTCAGCGTGATCCGCATCATCAACGAGTACCGCAACAACCGGGTCACGGTGGACTTCACGCCGAAGCCTGGCCAGGACGAGAAGCTGGCCGAGACGTGCGACGGCCTGTACCGTGCCGACGAGAAGGACAGCGTGGCCGACGAGGCCTACGACAACGCCTTCGAGGAGGCGGTGGGCGGTGGCTTTGGTGCCTGGCGTCTGCGCAACGTCTACGAGGACGACGAGGACGAGGACAACGAGCGCCAGCGCATTCTGATCGAGCCGATCTTCGACGCCGACAGCTCGGTGTTCTTCGATCTCAACGCCAAGCGCCAGGACAAGTCCGACGCCAGGTACTGCTACGTCGTCACCAGCATGACCAGGCAGTCCTACAAGGAAACCTGGGGCGACGACCCGACAGACTGGCCCAAGGAAATCCACCAGTACGAGTTCGACTGGTGTACGCCGGACGTGGTCTACGTCGCCGAGTATTACAAGGTCGAGGATGTCAGCGAGACGATCCGCATCTTCCGAGCCATCGACGGCACCGAGGAGCGCTATCGCCAGGCCGACTTCAACGACGACCCGGCGCTCGAAGAGACCCTGGCGGCCATCGGCAGCGTCGAGGTGCGCCAGCGCAAGATCAAGACCCGCAAGGTCCACAAGTACATCATGTCGGGCGGCCGCATCCTGGAGGACGCTGGCTACATCGCCGGCAAGGAAATCCCCATCGTGCCGGTCTACGGCAAGCGCTGGTTCGTGGACAACGTCGAGCGCTGCATGGGCCAGGTGCGCCTGGCCAAGGATGCCCAGCGCCTGAAGAACATGCAGCTCAGCAAGCTGGGCGAGATCAGCGCGCTGTCCAGCGTCGAGAAGCCGATCCTGACGCCGGAGCAGGTCACTGGCCACCAGATCATGTGGGCAGACGACAACATCCGAAACTACCCCTACCTGCTGATCAACCCGATCACCGGCCCGGACGGCAGTCAGCAGGTCAGCGGCCCAGTTGCCTACACCCGAAGCCCACAGATACCGCCTGCGATGGCTGCGCTGATGCAGATCACCGAGCAGGACATGCAGGACATCCTGGGCAGCTCGCAGCAAGCCGACAAGATGGTCAGCAACATCTCGGGCAAGGCCATCGAGATGATCCAGACCCGCCTGGACATGCAGACGTTCATCTACATGTCCAACTTTGCCAAGGGCATGCAGCGCTGCGGTGAAATCTGGCTGAGCATGGCGCGCGACATCTACGTCGAAGAAGGCCGCCAGATGAAGACCATCGGCCCGAACGACGACATCGGCATGGTCGAGCTGATGAAGCCGACCGTCAGCGATGCCGGCGAGGTGGTGATGGAGAACGACCTGAGCCGTGCCAAGTTCGACGTGAACGTCGAGGTCGGACCATCCAGCACCAGCAAGCGCGCGGCCACTGTCCGAGCACTGACCGGCATGATGGCCATCACCGACGACCCGCAGACCAAGCAGGTGCTGCAGGCGATGGCCATGATGAACATGGAAGGCGAGGGCATCAGCGACGTGCGCGACTACTTCCGCAAGCAGCTCGTGCGCATGGGCGTGGTCAAGCCGACCGAGCAGGAGCAAGAAGAGATGATGGTCGAGCTGCAAGGCCAGCCCGAAGACCCGAACAAAATCTTCCTGCAGGCTGCGGCCGAGGAGGCCATCGCCAAGGCAGCCAAGGCGCGTGCAGACACAGTCAAGACCGTGGCCGACGCCGGCCTGTCGCGTGCCAGGACAGCCGAGACGCTGGCTAAGACTGGCGTCCAGGAACAGAACATGGCGCTGACGGCAATAGAGGCCGAGCAGCAGGCCATCATGGGGCAGCAGGTCCAGCCTGTTGTCAGATGACGCCGAATGCGTGAAAATGTGAGAAACGGCGACCACCCAGCCGTGTCAATGGGTGAGTTTGATGGGGTCAACCAATGAACAAAAGGGCAGTAGTTGTAGACGAGAGCCAAGTGGACGAAACCGTGGTGCTTGAGGACGAGCCGCAGGACGTTGAGATCGATGCTGGTGAGAACAATGCCACCAGCGACCAACTGACCAATGGCGAGGCCGAACAGCACGAGGAAGAGTCCGACGAGGTTGTCGTCTCCATTGGCGAGGAAGCGCCCCCCGCCGAAGAGGAGCAGCGTGCGCCTGAATGGGTGCGTGAGCTGCGTAAGGCCAACCGCGAGAAAGAGCGACGCATTCGAGAACTCGAAGCCAAGCTGCAGACAACTGCGCAGACTGAGAACAAGCCGGTCGCGCTGGGTCCGAAGCCCAAGCTGGAGGAATTCGACTACGACGCCGACAGGTTCGAGCAAGCACTGGATGCCTGGCATGAACGCAAGCGCCAGCACGATCTGGAGACCGAGAGGGTCCGCCAGGCCGAGCAGACGCAGCAGCAAGCCTGGCAGGCCAAACTGGAGGGCTACAGCAAGGCTAAGGCCGAGCTGAAGGTCCGCGACTATGAGGACGCCGAGGCGATTGCCCAGGAGGTCTTCAACGTCACCCAGCAAGGCGTCATCTTGCAAGGAGCTGACAATCCCGCACTGGTCATCTACGCACTCGGCAAGAACCCAAAGAAGGCTGCAGACCTCGCAAAGATCAACGACCCTGTGAAGTTTGCCTTCGCGGTAGCGAAACTGGAGAAGGAATTGAAAGTGACGAACCGCAGGGCAGCACCCGCACCGGAGCGAGTAATCCAGGGGACTGGACGAGTCTCTGGTGCGGTGGACTCAACCCTTGAACGGCTGCGTGAAGAAGCCGCGCGTACTGGCAACATGACGAAAGTCATCCAGTACAAAGCGCAGAAGCGCGCAGCATCCAAAAACTGATTTTGAAATAGGAGCCCATCATGGCCAATAGTTTTTCCAAAGAAGAGCGCGTAGCGTTCGAAGACCTCCTGGAAGGTTTCCAGGACGCACTGGTCCTGTCCCGCAACGTCGCGATCTACAACACCGATCAGACGATGATGGAACGTGCCAACAACACCATCTGGCGTCCGCAGCCCTACATCGCCCAGTCGATCAACAGCACGCCTGGCACCCCGATCTCTGGCTACAAGGCCATGACTCAGCTTGCCGTGCCTGCCACCCTGGGCTTCAGCAAGACCGTGCCCTGGGAAATGACCACGCTCGAACTGCGCGATGCCCTGCAGGAAGGTCGCCTTGGCGACTCTGCCAAGCAGAAGCTCGCATCTGACATCAACGTGGCCATCATGAGCGCTGCAGCGAACCTCGGCTCGCTGGTGGTGCCCATCGCTGCTGCTGCTGGTGACTATGACGACGTGGCCTTGTGCGACGCCATCATGAACGAGCAGGGCGTGCCTGACTACGACCGCTTCCTGGCCCTGTCCAGCCGTGACTACAACGGCCTGGCTGGCAACCTGGTGGGCACTGCTCGCAGCTTCGGCAATGCCAAGTCGGACAAGGCCTACGAGCGCAGCTACGTCGGCATGGTCGCTGGCTTCGACACCTACAAGATGGACTACGCCAACCGTCTGACGGCTGCTGCTGGCGGCGGTGCGATCACCATTGACACCAGTGGTGCCGGCACCCAGGCCAACTACCTGCCCCAGGCGACCTCGACCGCTGTCGGCGGCCAGATCAACGTGGACAACCGCTTCCAGTCCGTCACCGTGTCTTCCACGGCCGGCGTGGCTGCAGGCGATGCCTTCAAGATCGACGGCGTGTTCGCGGTGCATCACATCACCAAGCAGTCCACTGGTCAGCTCAAGACCTTCCGGGTTGTGTCGGTGACCAACGGCACCACGATGGTGATCACTCCCCCGATCATCGGCGCTCAGGCTCCTGCCACCGACGCTCAACTGCAGTACAAGAACGTGGAAGTCACCACGCCTTCCAACACTGCAGCCATCACCTTCCTGAACGCCAACACCGCACAGGTGAACGTGTTCTGGCAGCGTGACTCGCTGGAGATTCTGCCTGGCCGTTATGCCGTTCCCTCGGACGCTGGTGTCGCAGTGATGCGCGCAAGCACCGACCAGGGCATCGAGCTGGTGATGCAGAAGTTCTACGACATCGACAGCATGACGATCAAGTATCGTCTCGACACGCTGTTCGGTGTGGTGAACAAGAACCCCGAGATGTCCGGCATCTTGTTGTTCAACCAGTAAGCAGCAGGCTGAGGGAAGGGGCTTCGGCCCCTTCTCTCTTTCACCAACAAGGAGCGCACCATGCCGTTGACCAAGGGTTACTCGCAGAAGTCCATCAGCAAGAACATCTCCAAGGAGATGAAGAAGGGCATGCCCCAGAAGCAGGCCGTGGCCGTCGCGCTGTCCACTGCGCGCACTGCAGCCAAGGCCGCAGGCAAGCCGAGCAAAGCGCCAGCCAAGCCCAAGAAGGCCATGAAATGAAGGCCGGCTTGTACGCCAACATCCATGCCAAGCGCGAGCGCATTGAGCGCCAGAAGGCGGCAGGCAAGACGCCTGAGCGCATGCGAAAGCCTGGTGCCAAGGGCGCTCCGACCACTGCAGCCTTCAAGGCTGCGGCCAAGACCGCAAAGAAGGCCAAGTGATGGAAACGAACATCCTCGCACCCAAGTACCGCAAGAACAAGAAGCCTGTGAAGGTGCGTAAGCCTTCCAAGCCCATCGATGGCATCAACCATCGGCTGCTGCGCGAGCAGGCAGAGGCCCAGGCAAAGATCAAGGCTGCCGAGCCTGTCGAGGCCGCTGTGCTCAACGAAGACGCACCCCCGACGCGCGAAGAGCTAGAGGCCAAAGCCACCGAACTGGGGATACCATTCAACGGTCGGACATCCGACAAAAAGCTCAGTGGCTTGATCGCCACTGCACTGCAGCAGGGAGGCTGACATGGGCTACAGCAAGCGCCAATTCGTTGAGGCTGCATTCGCAGAGATCGGCCTTGCGTCCTATGTGTTCGATCTGCAGCCAGAGCAGCTTGAGGCGGCCAGGCAGCGTCTCGATGCCATGATGGCCGACTGGAACGGCAAGGGCATCCGGCTTGGCTACCCGATCCCGGTCAGTCCCCAGGACGGCAGCATCGACGAGCAGACCAACGTGCCGGACTCGGCCTACGAGGCCATCATCTGCAACCTGGGCATCAGGCTTGCGCCGAGCTACGGCAAGCAGGTCATGAATGAGACCAAGGCCACGGCCAAGCAGGGCTACGACACGCTGATGCAGCGCGCCACATTCCCGCTGGAGCAGCAATTCCCCAACACCATGCCGTCCGGCGCTGGCAACAAGCCCTGGCGCGTCTACGACAACCCATTCCTGCGTCCTCCTGTCAATCCAGTCGAAGCTGGCCCAGATGGACCGTTACAGTTCAACTGAAAGGACACAGTCATGCCATACATCAACCAACTCCCGCTGCTCGCAGTCGCATCACCTGGCGATCAGATTCCGGTCTACACGCCGAACAACGGCGACGCGCGACGCCTGCCCATCGGCGCGCTGCTGGCCTACTTCCAGCAGACATTTGCCAGCCCAACGCTGGCCACCAACGTCTACACACCAGGCACTGGCTTCAACCTGCCGGTGCCCACGCCTGTGGCCCAGCAGCAGTGGATGCTGATCCAGCCGGCCGGCACGCTGGCCACTGGCTCCGTTACGCTGCCGCTGAACACCAGCACGCCTGATGGCACCGAGGTGCTGATCACGACCACGCAGCAGATCACGGCCTTCACGCTCAACGCCAATGGCGCGTCTCAGCTCTATGGCGACCCGACCACCCTGGCTGCCGAGGACTTCTTCCGCATGCGCTTTGTGCAGGCCACCAATTCCTGGTATCGGATCGCCTGATCATGGCCACCAAGAAAGACCCCAGGCTGGAGCGCGTTGGCGTCGAGGGCTTCAACAAGCCCAAGCGCACGCCATCGCATCCGACCAAGAGCCACGTCGTCGTGGCCAAGGCTGGCGACCAGGTCAAGACGATCAGGTTCGGCCAGCAGGGCGTCTCTGGGTCTCCAAAGCGCGAAGGCGAGAGCAAGGCCGACAAGGCTCGACGCGAGTCATTCAAGGCCAGGCACGCCGGCAACATCGCCAAGGGCAAGATGAGCGCTGCCTACTGGGCAGACAAGGTGAAATGGTGAGGCCATGCAGATACCAATCCTGAACGGCATCTACACCGACAACGGCCCGGACCTGCGCACGAGCTACCCGGTCAACATGGTGCCTGTGCCGAAAAACAGCGGCATCAGCTCCGGCTTCCTGCGGCCTGGCGATGGCATTGTGGCCAACGGCAGCGGCCCAGGCGTGGACCGTGGCGGCATCAACTGGAATGGTGTCTGCTACCGTGTCATGGGCACCAAGCTGGTCACCGTGGCCAGCAATGGAGCAGTGGCCGTGCTGGGCGATGTGGGCGGCCCTGTCAACACGCTGGTGACAATGGACTACAGCTTCGACCGCCTGGCCATTGCGTCTGGTGGACGGCTGTACTACTGGAACAGCACCATCGGCCTGGTGCAGGTGACTGATCCAGACCTCGGCCTGGTGCTGGACATGTGCTGGGTAGATGGCTACTTCATGACGACTGATGGTACAAACCTAGTGGTCACTGAGCTGTCAGACCCGACACAAGTCAACCCGCTGAAGTACGGCAGCTCAGAAGTCGATCCAGACCCTGTAGTGGCGCTGGTCAAGCTGCGCAACGAGGTCTATGCGCTCAACCGCAACACCATCGAGGTGTTCGACAACGTCGGCGCAGAGTTCTTCCCCTTCCAGCGCATCGATGGTGCGCAGATTCAGAAGGGCGTCATCGGCACCTTCGGCTGCTGCGTCTTCATGGAGCAGGTGGCATTCCTGGGCAGCGGCCGCAACGAGCAGCCAGGCATTTACCTGGGCGCAAATGCCACGGCCACCAAGGTCAGCACGCAAGAGATCGACGAGCTGCTGATGAACTACACCGAGGTCCAACTGGCCACGGCCAAGCTGGAGGCGCGCAACGACAAGGCGCACCAGCACCTCTACGTCCACCTTCCTGATCGCACGCTGGTCTACGACGGCGCGGCCTCGCAGGAGCTGGGCGAGATGGTCTGGTTCACGCTGACCACCACCACAGCAGGCTTCGCGCAGTACCGCGCGCGCAACCTGGTCTGGGCCTATGACAAGTGGCTGGTTGGCGATCCGCAGTCCAACAGTATCGGCTACCTGGTGGACACCATCGGTACGCACTGGGGACAGACGGTGCGCTGGGAGTTCGGCACGCTGATCGTCTACAACGAGGGCAACGGTGCGCTGTTCCACGAGCTGGAGTTGGTGGCGCTGACTGGTCGCGTGGCGCTGGGCATCAACCCGCAGATCAGCACCAGTTATTCGCTTGACGGCCTGTCGTGGAGCCAGGACAGATTCATCCGAGTCGGCACCATTGGCAACACCAGGAAGCGCCTGGCATGGTTTCAGCAGGGCAACATGCGCAACTGGCGCATCCAGCGCTTCCGTGGCGACAGTGACTCGCACATCGCATTCGCACGCCTTGAGGCTCAGATCGAAGGTCTGGTGTACTGATGGCCACCACCACCAATTCACGCATCCGACTTGGACTGACGCGCGATCAGCTTGCTGCGTTCTTGAAGGACCACGAGCAGATCAAGCAGTTCGAGAACCTGTTCGCGGTGGCCGACGCCATTGCGCCGGACGTGGTCAACGAGGTCAACATCGCAGCCGGCACAGCGCAGGCAACGGCCAACGATGCGCTGGGACAGATCGCTGCACTTGCTCAGGAACTGGCAGTCTCTGACTCTGTCAGCGACGTGAAAGCCACGCAGGCGCTGGACCAGATCGCCATCCTGGCGCAGGAAACCTCTGTCAGCCTTGCGTCAGCCGAGAACAAAGCCAACCAGGCGCTGGCGCTGCTCGGGCAACTGGCCACGGCTGTCGAAGGCCTGCAGATGTCGCCACCTCCGCGCGAGTTCAAGCGCGCGCGTTTTGGTCAGTTCTACGACACCACGCCTCAGGCCGCTGGTGCGATCAACACACCACAAGCCATCACATTCAACACGACAGACGTGAGCAATGGCGTCTTCCTTGGCGCTCCTACATCTCGCGTAATTGTGGACACCGAGGGTGTCTACAACTTCCTGTTTTCCATTCAACTGGACAAGACAGCAGGAGGCTCAGGCATTTTCTGGGTGTGGCCACGCATCAATGGCGTCGATGTCCCTGACAGCAACAGCCAAGTGCAGATTCAAGGCAACAACGCAGAACAACTGGTCACGGTCGGATACTTCTTCAAGCTGAAGGCCAACGACTATGTCGAGATCATGTTTGCAGTCAACGACATCACGGTGCAAGTGGATTCGTTCCCTGCATCTGCGTTTTACCCAGCAATTCCGTCAATCATCCTGACGGTGTCCAACAACATACAAGGAGTCCAGTAAATGACCGTCACCGTCAAAACCCTCGTCCCTCCCAAGCAGATGGAGGCAGTCCAGACCACGCAATACACGGCCACGGCCGCCAAGGCGCTGATCGACAAGGCCACCGTCACCAACACCGACACCGTGAACCGCACGTTCAGCGTGAACCTGGTGCAAGTCGGTGGTGCTGCTGGCAATGCCAATCTGATCATCGACGACCGCACCGTCGTGCCTGGCGAGACCTACCTGTGCCCAGAGCTAGTCGGCCAAGAGCTGGACCCTGGCGCATTCATCAGCACCATCGCCAGCAATGCCACGTCACTGACGCTGCGCATCTCCGGCCGCGAGATCACCTGATAGGAGAACCACATGGACTACGCAAAGATGCCCAAAGTGATGGTGGCCGGCTTCGGTGGCCTGCCCATCGAAGAGCCGTTCATCACTGCGGCCGAGAACAAGAAGAACACGCAGATGGTCATCGATGACTGGATGCTTGGCCCTGAAAAACCCAGCAACGAACGAGGCGCGAACAAGCCCTACTGGATGGCACTGGCAAAGGCCATGCAGTGCGACGAGGCAGAAGCACGTCGTCGGCGCTGCTCCAACTGCGAGTATTACGACAACTCGGTCATGACCCAGGTCAAGATGGACCGCATCCCCTGGAACGAGTGGGATGTCGGTGCCGGTTTCCGTGGCTACTGCAACAAGTTCGACTTCATCTGCCACGATCTGCGCGCCTGCCAAGCCTGGGAAGAGCGCGAAGATGACGAGGATTGACCAAATGGCAAATTGTGGGAAAATAAAGGTGCTGAGCCGATTGAGCCGCCAGCAGCTCACCCTAAACAGGAGTTGCGCATGACTGGTATCGATTGGCTGAAGGAGAACCTGCAAAGGTCTCTTGCGCTTCCTGCGCCAGCCGTCGAATGGCTGCTCATGCTATATGGTGCCATTCAGGTCTTTGACGATGTTGCCGATGGCGATCCAGTCGAGCGCGAAGACCTTAACGCTACCATCTGGAACACGTTGGTCGGAATGAGCCAGAACACCTTCTGGCAGGCCAACTCTCATACCCTTGCGCCAGTCGTGGCGTCCATGATCCTCAAGTGGCAGGCCTCCGACCAGGCCGAGCGCGCAGGCAATGCCGACGCACGCTCATTCGTCTGGCGTGCAGGCTACTATGACGTAGTGCTGATGGTTGTGGCTGTGTGCCACGGCACGCAGCGCGCCACGCAGGCTGCGCAGCAGGTCATGGAGCTGTACGGCGAGACGCTGGAAGACTACATGAAGGAGTTCAGCCATGCCTGATCCAACAACAGCCCTAGTCGTCGGTGGCTCTCAGCTCATCGGCGGCATGATGCAAAGCAGTGCTGCCAGCGATGCTGCTGGCGCACAGGTCGCAGCCAGCCAGGCTGGCATCGAAGAACAGCGTCGTCAGTTCGATGCTGTCCGAGAGATTCTCAAGCCCTATGTCACAGCAGGCACTGAGGCCATTACTGGCCTGCAGCCTTATGCTGCGGCTGGCGCTCCGGCTCTTGAGCAGCAGCAGGCACTGCTTGGTTTGCGCGGCCCAGAGGCCCAGCAAGCGGCCATCTCTGGTATTGAAAGAGGTGCTGGCTTTCAGTCTCAGGTTCGAATGGGCGAGGAGGCGCTGCTGCAGCGCGCATCAGCTACTGGTGGCCTGCGCGGCGGCAATATCCAGGCAGCACTGGCCCAGTTCCGGCCACAGATGCTGCAGCAGGAGATCGAGAGGCAATACGGCCGCCTGGGTGGTCTGACATCACTTGGCCAGACCACCACGCAAAACCTGGCCCAGATTGGACAGGCATCGGCTGCTGGCACAGCCACAGCAGGTCTGCGCACTGGTGCAGACATTGCCGGCCTGCTTGGCCAGCAAGGCGCTGCACAAGCTGGCGCAGAGCTGGCGCAGGGCCAGGCAATGGCTGGGCTGTTCAACCTGCCAGCCCAGTTCCTGGGCATGCAGTATGGTGCCAAGGTCGGAACGCCAGGATTCGGTGGCATCTTCAGCGATCGACGCCTGAAGCGCAACATCACCAAGATCGGCACCCGGCCGGACGGCCTGGGCGTCTACGAGTTCGAGTACATCTGGGGCGGTGGCCGACAGATCGGCCTGATGGCGCAGGAGGTGCAGGGCGTCTATCCTGACGCAGTCGGCGAAGCTGGTGGCTATCTCACCGTGAACTACAGCAAGGTGTGAATATGGTCCAGCCAATCAACTACCAACTGAACGTCCAAAGCCCATTCGAGGCCGCACTGTCCGGCTTCAAGATCGGCGCGACCATCGCAGACGTGGCGGCACAGCGCCAGCAGCAAGAAATTCAACGCCAGCAGCAAGAAGCCGAGCTGGCACGTCGCCAGCAACTGCAGACGCAGGTCTCTGCACTGATGCAGAACCCGAATCCGAGCGCGCGCGACTTCACCAATGTGGCCATGCTGCTGCCAAAGGCCGAAGCCGACAGCATGCGCGCCAACTGGGACACGCTGTCCAAGGATCGCCAGGAGAACGAACTGCGCTTCGGTGGCCAGGTCATGTCGGCCTTCAGTGCCAACCAGCCACAGATCGGCATCCAGCTCCTGCGCGAACGCGCAACGGCCGAACGCAACGCCGGCCGCGAAGGTCAGGCCAAGGCCTACGAGACCTGGGCACAGATGGCCGAGGTCAGCCCACAGAGCGCACAGAAGACCATCGGCATCATGCTGGCTGGCGTACCTGGCGGCGACAAGGTTCTGACATCATCCATCCAGGCGCTCAAGGCACCGGCCGAGATTCGCGCTGGTGAGGCTGGCGCGACCAAGGAAGAGCTGATCACAGCCAACACGCCGACCCGACTGGCGCTGGAGAACACGCAGACGGCGGCCAACATTCGCAACCTTGACAGCCAGATCGCAGATCGCGCTGGCCGACTGGTGCTCGATCAGAACCGCCTGAAACTGGACCGCGACCGTCTGCAATCTGATGTCGAGCTGAAGCTGTTCGAGCTGAACCAGAAGGGCACTCAGCTCGACGGCAGCGCCACCAAGATCGTCAACGACTCGGCGGTGGCTGCAGTCGGCTCAGAGCAGGCCGCAGGCCGCATGCTGGACCTGGCCAGCCGCCTGGAGCAGCAAGGCGGTGGCTACGGCACAGCCAGCGGCATCAATGCCTGGATTCGCAACGCCACTGGCAACCAGGACGCATGGACGCAGACTCGTCAGGAATACGTCAGGCTTCGCAACACCCAGGCCATCAAGTCGCTGCCGCCTGGCCCTGCCACCGACCGCGACATCGAGCTGGCGCTCAAGGGCTTCCCGCCTGAGAACGCAGACGCCAGGACCGTGGCATCGTTCCTGCGCGGCATGGCCAAGATGGCCCAGTACGAGGCCGTGGCTGAAAGCGCCAAGGCTGAATGGGTGAACTCGGTCGGCTCGCTCGGCCGCGCCACCCGCGACATCGACATCGGTGGCGTCCAGGTTCCAAAGGGCACCACTTATGTGGACTTCGCACGCCAGTTCATGGACCAGCGCGCGCAAGACCTGGCAGCAGCTCAGGCCGGCCGCGCGGTGTCTGGCCGTGGATACATGCGCTGGGCCAATCCAGCTACAGGCGCTGTGCCTGGTGCTCAACCTCCTGCTGGACAGTAAAACATGGCGACCCAACAAGTCCCCACCAGCTACAAAGACCCGTTCTGGTCTGACCTGGCAGCCAACACCGAGCAGAAGCTCGGGCTGCCAAGTGGCTTGCTGGTCTCGGTGCTCACGCGCGGCGAGCGCTCCAACGCCGACCAGGTGTCGGAGGCCGGCGCGCGCACACCATTCCAGATCATCCCGGCCACCCGCAAGGCGGTGCTGGACAAGTACGGCATCGACGCCTACCTGAACCCACAGACGGCCGCAGAGGCTGCTGGCCTACTGCTCAAGGAGTCGCTGGACCGCAACCAGGGCAACATCGTGCTGGCTGCTGCCGAATACCACGGCGGCACCGATCCCAAGAACTGGGGACCACGCACCAAGGCATACATGCAGCGCGTCTCGCAGGGCGTGCGCGAGCTAACGCCACAGGCTGCGCCAGCAGCACCAACCATTGCGGAGGGCGGCACGACCAGCACCTTTCAACGCGCTCTGGCTGCCAGCCCTATGGCTGCTGTCCCGCAGGATGCGATTGCGCGCGTCTTCGAGGCCTACAACAGTGGCCAGATGACGCCTGCAGAGGCGTCCGAGTTCGAGGCCGATGTGAAGGCTGGCAACATCATGCTGCCGCGCGGCGCTGCACTGCGTGGCCAGCAGCAGCCCCAAGGCGCACGGCCAACCATCCCCGAGCTGCCTGCGCCTGTCCTGGAGGCCTACCGCACCGGGCGCATGACGCGCGACGAGATGATGGAGCTGGAGCGCGATGTGGCAAATGGCATGGCGCGTGTGCCGACTGGCTTCCAGCTCCAGAAGACCGAGCCGATGGGCGTGCTGGGTGGAATTCGTGAGGCCGTCACCGGCACCGAGCGCACCACGCCGACCACACAAACACTGCCTGACTGGGCCAGCATGCCGGAGCTGAACACGTTCAGCATGGCCAGCTTCAAGTCAGCGCTGGGCACTCTGATGAGCAACCCGCAGGAGACTGTGCAGGTCATCCAGGCCAACTTCCCTGGCGTGAAAGTCAGCCAGGACGAGAAGGGCAACTTTGTGCTGCAGTCGTCCATCGACGGCCAGATGTACGCCATCAAGCCTGGCTTCCAGGTCAGCGACATCCCGCGCGCTGCTGGTGCGATAGCAGCATTCACGCCTGCCGGACGTGCCACCACCATCCCTGGTGCCATCGCTGGCGGTGCAGCCACACAGGCAGGCATCGAGGCCAGCCAGGCTGCCACTGGTGGCCGATTCGACACTGGCGAGGTGGCGCTGGCCGGAGCACTTGGAGGTGCTGGCCAGGCCGTGACCCGTATTCCTCAGATGGTGCGCGCTGTGCGTGGTGGAGAGGTGCCTCCTGCAGCTCCTGCAGCAGGCGAGCAGGTCGCTGCCCCAATCATGCCTCCGACCGGCACTGTGCGCGAGATTTCCCCGACCGGCGCTGTCGGCCCAGAAGTGCCACTGGCAGCACCTCCAGCCACTGCTGGCGCTTCGATGGGCACGGCAATGGCCCCTGCAGCCCCTGCAGCCCCCGCTGCGGCCGCAGCCGCACCGATGACCACCTCCGAGCTGGCGCAGACTGCCAGGACGGCCACAGGTGGCGGCATGGGCGCTGGCCGAGCCACTGAGGTGCTGGCCACCCAGGCTGCACCCGACCCAAAGGTCTTGGAAGCCGCGCGCCGGCTCAAGATCGAAGGCTACCTGCAGCCGGACCACTTGACCTCGAACCAGGCCTATCGCGAGCTGGCGCAGGCCGTGAAGTCGATCCCTGGCAGCCAGGCGCGTGCAGCCGAGCTGACAGGCCTGGAGGCCGTGGGCAAGCAGGCAGACGACCTGATCACTCAGATCGGCGGCATGACCGACCTTAGCCGCATGAACCAGGCCGTGCGCACCAACCTCTCGCAGACGGTGGCCAACCTGGAGCGCAGAGCCAACACGGCCTACGACGACCTGCGCCAGAACATCCCGGCCCAGACGCGCGGCCCAGCCGACAACGTGCTGGCCTTTGTCGAGCAGCGTGCGCTGGACCTGGACGGACCGAAGAACCTGTCCCCGCTGGAAAAGGCGGTGCGCAGCAAGCTGTCTCCCAAAGAGATCAAGGACGCCGATGGCAACGTGATCGGAATGCGCCAGCCAACCTATGCGCTGATCGACGACGTGCGGCGCGACATTGGCGCTGCAGCACGCCAGCAGGGTGCATTCAAGGACGCCGACACCGGCCTGGCCAAGCGCCTGTATGCGCTGATCGACGACGACCAGTTCGCGCTTGCTGAGGCCGCTGGCCGAGGCGAGCAGTACCGCTTGGCCAAGAGCCTGGTGTCAATGCGCAAGGGCATCGAGGACGACATGGTCTCGTTGTTCGGGCGCGAACTGGACCAGAGCCTGGTCACCAAGCTGTCCACGGCCACCACATCGCTGTCTAAGGGCGACGCCGACAAGCTGGTGAAAGTGCTGCAGGCCATCCCAGAGGACATGCGCCAGATGGTGGCAGCCTCGGCCCTGAACACGGCATTCGGCAAGGCCACCCAGAACGGCGCGCTGAACTTCAACACCTACGCCAACTGGTACGAAGGTCTGCTGCAGAACAAGCAGGCCTATGCGGCCCTGATGAACAACCTGCCGCAGCCGGCCAGGAAGGCGCTGTCGGACCTGTACAGGGTCTCGAACAACGTGCGCAAGGCCACCCGCGAGCGCATCACCACCGGCCGCATCCAGGCCGTACAGCAGGAGCTGCAGGGCGCTGACACGCTGCTGTCCAACATTTTCAACGTGGCCAAGCGTGCAGCCATCGGCATCCCGGCCGAGGCGGCCACGACGGCTGTGGGCCTGCCTGGCGCAGGCATTGCGTCAGGCCTGACGGCAGCCCTGTCCAAGGGCGTCAAGCCCGAGGTGCTCAAGGCTGCCGATGAGCTGATCGCATCACCCGAGTTCCAACGTCTGGCCGTGGAAGGCGCGACCAAGACAAACCCAAGCCAGTCCACGATTCGCAGCGTGGCACTTTCTGCCGCATTCCGGCGCTTTGCTGACGCAGCCAAGATGCCACGAGAGCTGAGCTGGCGCGAGCGCTGGCTTGTGCAATCCATGCAAGCTGCAGGACAATTTGACCAGGAGAACCAAAAATGAGCGCACTTTCCATTCAGCCAACCTACCCGATCTTCACGGACATCGATGGCCAGCCTCTTGAGGATGGCTACATCTGGATCGGCGTGGCCAACCTGGCCCCCATCGTCAACCCCATCACGGTCTACTGGGATGCGGCGCTGACGATTCCTGCGGCACAGCCGATCCGCACGCGCGGAGGCTACCCTGTCAACAGCGGCACGCCTGCACGCCTGTACGTCAACAGCAACTACAGCATCCAAGTGCAGAACAAAAATGGCAGCGTGGTCTACAGCGCGCCAACAGCAACCGAACGCTACAGCAACGTCGTCATCAATTTAACGGCTGCCGATATTCCATTTACTCAAGTTGGAGCTGGCGCTGTTCAAATCACATTGCAAGATGTTGGCGAAGAGTGGATTACTCCTGAGCAGTTTGGTGCTGTTGGTGATGGCATCACTGATGACACAGACGCACTGATTGCGGCGCATAACACTGGAAAGCATGTGCTTTATGGTGCTGGCAAGGCTTATCTTGTGACACCAAGTGTCGGCAATTACAATAAATACATTCCTGTCACCGAAGGACAAATCATTGATGGCAATGGATCGAAGATCAACTGCTTCAATGGTGGCCGAGCCATCTTTTTGATGGATTGTCGTGCTGGTGTGGTCAATCACCACATCAACAACATGCACATCAGAAATTTCTTCATTGGCTCCAACAAGTTTGGCCCAGGTAACAATGGCCCACTGGATTTTGAGTACTTTGTTGTTGTGCGCGGTGGATACATCATGATGTCCAGCGTCACAAACATTTCTGCTGCCATTGACGCAGATGGTGACAACCCTTCTTGCCGTTCTGTTGTTTATTTTGATCTGAATGACGCAAATGGCACGGCAGATGTTGGAGCACCTGACGGAATAACAGTTTCTGATTTCTACTTGCTTGGTGCTTATGGCACATCTTGTGCGGTTCTGTTTGATGGATCGGCCACTACGCTGCCAACCAATAGTCGTGTTGGTAAAGTAGGCATCAGCAACATCTTCCTCGGTTGTATTAACCCCGTCGATTACGACAATCGCGCCACATCAACTGGCAAAACATCGCCGATTATTTTCAATAAGTGCGACATGGGGTATAGCACCATCACCACGATATTTGGTGGTGTAACTGCAATCAGGTTGTACAACAACTCCGTTGTGAGAAACACTCCGATGACTGGGCTTTACAACGAGCTTGTTAGCCCACAATCGAGTGCTGAACGAGGTCTTGTTTGGGCGGAGGCTGGCAGCACATTCGGTCAGTGTTTGTTTGAATCTCCAGAGTTGTATGCGATTGGTGGAAACTTTGCTCCAAGTTACAACTACAAGATGTTTGACGGCACTTTTGTAGAGTGCCACATCGCTCGTCCGTATATTTACGAAAACGATCTGCTGCTATCTCAGATTCCTTCAAATCTGATCAACTTGAGTTCGTCGTCTTACGGCAACAAAATTGATGCACTGAACTTGTTTGGAATCTACGGAAGTCAAGAAAATCAGTCTGACGTTGCTCAAACAAAAATTACTTGCAGTCAAAGCAACGAAGTTAGTTCTTGGGTTTTTCCATTCAACAATGAAGTCCGAAATGTAGCCATACCCGGTGCTGCAACCGTAAAGATTCTTGAAGTCCCGCGTTACATGATGGAACAGTTGGACATGTACAGAATCAGAATTGTCGCTAAAGCAACAGCCGGAACAATCCGTGCTTTTGCCTCTACTAGCGTGTTCTTGGACAGCGCAACGACGACATTCACTGCCGGAAATAATGTTCATGTGATTGAAGGCACCATCTACATGAACGCCCAATCAAAAGCCATCAATTCGCAAGTTCCATGCGCTATTTATGGTGAGTGGATCACAGAGCACAATGGTGGAAACTTCACCAACGTACCTGCTGCTGGCATCATCAACACACGAACCACATCGCTTGCAATTTACGTTCAAACGACTGGCGCAGTGGATATTCTTACCGCAACGGTAGAAACGCTGCGCGGCGAGTACACAAACAAATTTTAATGATCTGAAAGGAGATCGAAATGGCACTGAAGAAAATCGAAACCGTATCGAGTGATGTCGTTGGAGATGTGCATGTTTCCTGCTACATCAAAGTGACGATGGTCAGCGCTGACAAAACTAATGTTGTCGCTGATGTCCTGTTCCGAAAAGACAATGCAGATGGAGCGATCATCAAGTCTGAGCGTCATTCTTTTGCCCCCAACATGCAAGGTGAGAATTTCATCAAGCAGTCTTATGAGCATTTGAAGACGTTATCTGATTTTGCAAACGCTGTTGATTGCTGAAAGGAAAAGCCATGCTTAAAACAGTAGGCAACCCTTCAACAAGATATGGCGACCAGACAATTCTTGATGGAAATCTGGTAATTGGGACTGCAGGTAAAGGAATTGACTTTTCTGTTACGTCAAGCGGCTCTGGGACTATGACCAGCGAATTGTTTGATGACTACGAAGAAGGCACTTTCACGCCAGATGTAAAGTTTGGTGGTGGAAATACTGGCCTGACATATTTTGCTCGAAATGGCAGCTATACCAAGGTTGGAAACGTCGTTCACTTCAGAATTGGTTGTCACATTAACAGTGTCGGCTCATCAACAGGTGCAATGACGATTGATGGCTTGCCATTTGCTTCTCAGGCTGGTTCATATTTCAACTATCCAGGATCAATCATTGAGTACAGCTTCACTGGTCTGACTGGTGCTGTAAAAGCAAGTGTCATAGGTGGTGCTGCCTCTGTTGAACTTTTACAGTCTGGAGCAACTGGAGAATCTGCAATTACTCAAGTAAATGGCACTGGGTACTTCATGATTTTTGGCTCTTACATTGTCCCGTAATAATCAAGGCTGGATTGCTTTGACAGAAAACTGAAAGGAAATTAAATGTCTCTCGAAAAAATTGAAATCGTTGACCGCATCGAAGTGGTCGAATCAGGGGTCGTACAAGTACGCACCAAGACCGCCATCATGGAAGACGGAAAACAGATCAGTGGCAACTTCCACCGTCATGTCGTCGCACCTGGAGATGACTACAGCCAAGAAGACGCGCGTGTGCAGGCCATCTGCGCTGCCGCGCACACTGCTGACGTGATTGCAGCTTACCAAGCAGCCCAGGCTGCACAAGGAGTCTGACATGGCCACCAATAGCCAAATTGCATTCAACCCACAAGGCAATACCGTCGTCGTCGCGGCTGCCGCTGTCGCACCCGCTGGCGTCCAGGCTCCTGTCAACATCAAGTTCAATGAACAAGAGACAGGCCAGGTTCGCATCGTCAATGCAGGCACCAACCTGGTCCATCTTGGCGTTGGTCCGACTGCTGCGCTGGCCCAGGCCAACGCTGTGGCGGCCGCTGCCGGCGTCCCTGCTGCCGGCATCCCACTGGTGGCTGGCGCTGTTGAAATCCTGCGCTTCCCGTTCGGCTCGTACTTCTCTGGCTTGGCTGCTGGTGCCACGACGGTCTATGTGACCCCTGGCGAAGGCATTTGATGACGGAGACAGAGACGATGCTGCAGGAACAACAAGAAGGCATTGACCTGGTCAAGTATGGCGTGCTCTGGCAGAAGGTCCAGGACATGGACAAGAAGGTCGACAAGATGGAGCGCAATGTCGAAGAGCTGCTGGCGCTGGCCAACAAGGGCAAAGGCGGCTTGTGGTTCGGAATGAGCATCGTCTCTGGCGTCTCGGCCATCGTCGGCTATGCCTTGAACTACTTCAAGCACTGATCATGATCGAGACCATACTGGGCGGCGTGTTCGGTGGCGTTCTGCGCCTGGCCCCTGAGCTGTTCAAGCTGTTCGACAAGAAGAACGAGCGCGCGCACGAGCTGCGCATGCTTGAGGCAGAGATGGAGTTTGCCAAGATCAAGGGCGAGATCGCCATGCGCCAGGCCGACGTGCAGCTCCAGACGGCCGAGCTGGACGCAATGGTCGCTGCTATCCAGGAGCAGTCCTCGACGGCCAAGGCGGCCGGCTCGGTGGTAGCGGCCATCTCGGCGCTGGTGCGGCCAACTGTGACCTACATGTTCCTGGGCCTGTACGCAGCCGTGAAAGTGGCGGCCTACCTGATCGCCATCGAGCAGGGCGGCAACTGGAAGGAAGTCCTGACCACGATGTGGGGCAGCGACGACCTGGCCGTCTTCAACATGATCATCAGCTTCTGGTTCGTCGGCCGTGTCTACGAGCGCAATCGATGAAGCCGTCGAGGTGGCTGCCACGCTGTGCCGGCCATTCGAGGGTCTGAGGCTCAAGCCATACATCTGCCCAGCAGGCTACCCCACCATCGGCTACGGAACAGTCTGGAAGCCTGACGGCACCAAGGTGACGATGGAGCACCCGCCAATCACCAAGGAAACGGCCGAGGCGTGGCTTTTGCACGAGCTGAGGCACAACTACCTGGCAGGCGTTTTGAAGGCCTCTCCAGGCCTCCTGGCAAGCCCCAGGGCACTTGGTGCGATGACAGACTTTGCCTACAACCTTGGCGTGGCCAGGTATCGGTCCAGCACGCTGCGCAGGCGCGTGGATGCGCAGGACTGGCCGGCCGCCAAGGAAGAGCTGATGAAGTGGGTGCGCGGCGGCGGCAAGGTGCTACCAGGCCTGGTCAGAAGGCGACAGGCCGAGGCCGCGCTGCTCTAACGCAGCCAGGTGTCGATGGCCATGAGCACGATCATGACCACAATGAACCCGCCGAGAATCCAAGCCAGCGTGTCACCGAAGTGATCCGGCTGGCATGTGCAGCGCTGGCCACTGGCGTCGAACCCGAGGCCGTGGCACCACTGGCATGGTGGCTGGTTGCGCACAGGGCAGTCGCGGCCCTGGCGACAATTCCCGAATTCGTCGCAGCAGCTCACTTGTGCAGGTCCAGGAACAGGCACTCGTTGGCGTGGCGCACGCCTTTGGAGTCGATGTAGGTCTCGCCACATCCGGCGAACCACTCCATCAGCACGAAGGCACCGATCACACCGAAGGCGCAGAGCGCGCCGAACTCAAGCAGCTTTCGCATTTTTGGCCTCCGAAGGTGGCACCCAGCCCATCGCGCGAAAGCGCGCCAGGATGTCGGTGGATGCTGCTGGAATGTACTCCCAGTTCGGGTCAAGCAGGCCGATGCGCTTGTTGACCCAGACTGGCTTGGGCTGTTGCACTTGTTGCGTCTGTTGCATGGTGGTCTCCTTCAGTCAGTGATCAGGCAGCCGTTCTCGATGCGCATGAAGCGCATCAGGTCCAACTCGCGCGCCACCTCGACGATGTCCTGCTGGGCGCGCTTGGTCATGGCGCAGCGCTGGCAGTAGGCCAGGATGCGCGCTGCGGTCTCGTGGTGGCCGAGACTGTGGAAGTCGCGTGCCTTCTCGATCTCGCGCTTTTGGGTCTTGTTCATGCTGTCAGCTCCTTGCTGGTTGATGATGGCCCAACTATACCACGATTTCCCACAATCTATGCAACTAGGTGAAAACACCTAGACGATCTCGACATCGTGCGGCCTGGTCCGGCCATCCAGAATGGCGTGGATGCGCTTCTCGGTCAGGCGGTGACAGCGGTACATGGTCCTGGCCGGCAGTACCTCCAGCAGCTCGGCGTAACTGGCCAGGACAGCGCGCACGGCCTGGATGCCAGGACCGTCCAGCCTGATGGGCTTGCCTTCGCGCTTGTGGCGCTGGCCAGCCACAGCCAGGGCGCGCACAGCGTCCATCAGCAGGCCGCTGTCGTCCTCGCAGACCTTCATCTCGACTACCAGGGTCTCCAGCATGTTGACGGCATCGCTGACCACCCGCCAGTCCTCGGTGCTCGGCTCGTCGGCCTTCTCCAGGCTGTGCAGCCCCTCGTACATCCTGGTGAGCTGGTGCGTGCGGTACTCGGCCGGCATCGGCTCTGTGGGGCTGGCCAGCAGCTCGTCGAAGACGGTGTAGGTCTTCGGGCGCTGCGGCGGCTTGCGCTTGCCTGACTTCTTCATGCTCGCACGTCCACCAGGCTGATGGCCTTGGTCTCGCGGTCCATGAACACAGCCACGGCGGTGGGCATCGGACCACCCATCGCACCACACACGGCGATGCAGATGGGCGTCGGCCGCAGAAACGCCAGCAGCATGTAGCGCTTGTCGTTCGGGCTGTCTGCGGCCATCAGTACGACCTCCAGACCTCGATCTCGACGATCCACAGGTACAGGTGGAACTCGCCACGGTCGAAGCCAATGGCGAAGTACGGCCAGCGACGTGGAAACCACTCCACGGCGATGCGAGGGCGCAGCTTCATGTCGTGGTCTCCTGCTGGCTGGCCAGCCCCTGCTTGATGTAGTGCAGTACCTGGGCGGCCAGCGTCCTGGTGTCTGCCTCGGCCTGGCGGCGCAGCGCCAGCTCAACGTCTGCCGGAATGCGGATCGTCATGTACCGATCCTTGGTGGCAGACGCCGACGACTTGGAGGTGGTCGGCGCATCCATCAGTCAGTCCCGCCTGGGTTGGTGATGGCAGCTTCCTCGAACATGTCAGCCGTGGCCTGGCCATTGGCCAGCTCGACAGGGATGCCGTGGGTCAGCAGGTTGACCAGGGCGTCCTGGCCAGCCACCTCGATCTCGAATCGAGTCTGGGCAGCGTGCCGGATGGCCTGGGCCTGGTTGCCGGCTCGGATCAGCCGATGTCGCTTGGTCTCGGTGTCGGTCACCAAGTAGATGCGCGTGGTCATGGGTTTCTTTCGTGGGTTGATGAAAAGGCCCGGATCAGCTCCTTGGCAGCTTCCGCACCTTTTCCCACTATAACGCAATATCCCACACTTTCTAAGTATGCGATCCAGTCCTTCTGCTCTGGGCTGAGGCTGCTGCCTTTGGCGCGCTTCATCTCGATCCACAGACGCCAGGCCGGCACGAACAGGTCAGGCACGCCGGAGGCCACGCCTTCAGCCTTCAAGCGGCCAGCAGTGGCCTTGCTCCTGGCCCCGCCATTGGGTACAGCAAAGATGCGCACGCCTGGCCAAGTCTGGCGAAACCAACGCACCAGCTCGCGCTGCTCCTCGTGCTCGGTCGGCAGCCGGTCGGTCAGAATGGGCATTCGGCCTCCCACTTGTCGCATGCGTCCAGGGTGGCTGCAAAGTCCTCGGGCGGCTTCATGAAGAACTCGACGCACAGGCCGTCCACACCGTAGTGCTCGCAGGTGTGGCAGCACTTTGGCGGCCCAGCGCGCATCCACTCACGCCACTGGATCAGGAACTCTGGCTCTGGTGGTCTGGTGCTCATGGTCGCACCTCCACAGCCTCAACAATTCCACCAGTTCCGTTGTCAAACTCAGCCGCCAGCATGACCGCCTCCTTGGCAGTCTTTCCGAGGAACATGGCAGCCAAGGCAAAGTCGCGCCCAGAACCCACAGCATGGAAGCTACGTCCAACTGGTACAAAGAACCCGCCTGCGTGCTTAAAAGCCTGGCTTGTGCCAAGTTGCACAAGAAGGATTGCAGGGTCGTTTTCCGCTTTCTCGTAGTCAGGATAGCCATGATCCATCACATCATCAAAGGTCATGGACTTGACCTGCTTCCACCACTTAAGCATGTGGTGCTGCATGCCTGCGCCACCGGCTACAAAGTCATTGCCGAAATACAGCTTGGACGCATGATCAAACAAGCCATAGTTGTCCTCGTGCAGCGTGTCCGCTGCGATGGTCTTACCATCGAATGCAATGGTTGTCATGTGTTCTGACCTCCAAATTCACCCAAGCATTTTTTGCAGACGATCAGTCCGCGCATCGCTCTGCGATATCCACAATGCTCACACATCATTTGCTTCTCCTGTTTTCATGCTTCCACCAAAACCAGGGCATCACCCTGTCGTCAATTTCCCACATCGGCACGCCAGTCAGCTCTGACTGATGCTTGCGAAACCTGCGCATCGCCTTCATCAGAATCTGGCGCACGCGCTCCTGTGTCCGGCCCATCACCTCGCCTGCCTCGCGCAGCGTGCAGTTCTCCAGCACGCACAGGATGACAGCCTGCTCCTCCTGCTCGGTCAGAGGTGTGATGGCCACCAGGCGGCGCGCAAAGTCCTGCCTGATCCACAGATCAGGATCGGTCTGCGTCGGCCACCAGAAATCAATCGGCTCGCACGGCTCTGGCTCGATGTGCCGGCTGTACCAGATAGCCTTGACCTCGCTGGACAGGCTGGCCACACCGAGCTTGCCATAGTGCGGAAGGGCGCGGCCTCTCACTCCCACCTCCGGCGCATGACCCGGAAAAACTTGCCGTCGCGCTTGAACTCGATGCTGCGCGGTGGCTGCGTCTGGTTGAGGTTTGCGACCATCTCCTCCAGCGTCTGGACGTTCAGGCCGCCTGGTGCGATCTGGCCACGCTCGGCCATCATCACGAGCTGCTGCATGGCCTTCTGGCCGGCATATCCCTCGTGCATGATCGGCAGGTACTCGGTGATGGCCGGATCGCTCAGGCCACCGTAGTAGGTGACGGCGATCATCTCCTTGCCACTGGCGCGGCTGACGTGCTTGCGCCAAGTCCAGCCGGTGACATCGAGGTCGATGCCTTCCAGGCCCATGATGTCGTCCTGTCGCAGCTCCAGCTTGCGCTTCTCAGGCTCAGGAAAGGCGTGGCCACAGGCCGAGCACACGCGTGCTGCAATGGCGCACAGCTCGCCACAGTTGTCGCAGACCTTCACTGGTGCCTCGCCATTGCCTTCTCCGGCTTTCTTGGGCGGCTGCACGGCCGTGATCGGCCCATGCGTGGCCACCACGCCAGCGAAGTCCAGCACCAGGCAGTGATCGGTGTGGCTTTTGACCCGCATGCCGCGGCCTGCCATCTGCACATAGAGGCTCGCGCTCATGGTCGGACGCAGCATGGCGATCAGGTCGATGTCAGGGTAGTCGAAGCCGGTGGTCAGCACATTGGCATTGGTCAGGGCGCGCAGACGGCCAGCCTTGAAGTCGGCCAGAATCTGCTCGCGCTCCTTCTTCGGCGTCTCACCAGTCACACAGGCTGCAGGGATGCCGTGGATCGTGCTCAGGACAAATGCCACATTCTCGGCGTGCTTGACGCCAGCGCAGAAGAACAGCCAGGCCTTGCGCTCGCCGGCCAGCTCGATCACCTCCTGCACCACGGCCAGGTTGTTGGCGTCGGTGTTCACGGCCGCCTGCAGCTCGGCCTCGATGAACTCCCCGCCACGCTTATGGACGCCACTGGTGTCCAGCTTGGCCTTGGTGACCTTGCTGCGCAGTGGTGCCAGGTAGTTCTTGAAGACCAGCTCCTCGATGCTGACCGGCTCGATCAGGTCGTCGAAGAGCGCCGGCTTGTCGGTGATCAGGCCGTGGCCCAGGCGGTATGGCGTGGCCGTCAGGCCCACCACCCGCAGCGCAGGGTTGATGGCCTTCAGCTCGCCCAGCAGCTTGCGGTATCCACCCTCGTCCTTGTGGTTGACCAGGTGGCACTCGTCGATGATCACCAGGTCGATGTGGCCCAGCTCGCGCGCCTTGCTGCGCACCGACTGGATGCCGGCGAAGGTGATCGGCTCGCCGAGCTGCTTCTTGCCGATGCTGGCGCTGTAGATGCCCATCGGCGCGCCTGGCCAATGCAGGCGCATCTTTTCAGCGTTCTGCTCGATCAGCTCCTTGACATGCGTGAGCATCAGCACGCGCGTCTCTGGCCAGTTCTGCAGGGCGTCCTTGCAAAGGGCGGCCACGATGTGGCTCTTGCCGGACCCGGTCGGCAGCACCAGGCAGGGATTGCCGTGGTGGCCAGCCTCGAACCAGGCATAGAGCTGGTCAATGGTGCGCTGTTGGTACTCTCTCAACATGGCGTCAGTCCTTAAAGCCAACCATGATGCTGGGTGGCATCGGCAGTGACACGCCAATCGGTCGCCACAAGTGCAGGCAGTTCTGGTGGTTGTTGACGTACTCGCTGCGCGGTGGGTGGTACTGGATCACGCAGTCGTCCTCGTCCCAGAACAGCGCCTTGATCTGGCACATCTCGTCCCAGGTCGGGCAGCGGTCACGGCGACTCACGCTGACGTGCTCCCAGCCGAGACCATCGCTGGCAATGATGCGCAGCTTCTGCTGGTGCTTCAGCGGAACGATGAAGCAGCCATTGCGCTCGTCGCCTGCAGGGTAGCCAGGCAACTGCACACGGTACTTGTCAGGGCATTTGAAGGTCATCCCACAATCCTCCCATTCCACTCCTTGCGCAACTGCTCGACATATTCGTCGCCCAGGCTGCACATCTTGGGGTTGGCCAGAATCTCGCGGCTGGTGTAGACGTGCGCGTCGCCTTCACCGTTGGCCACGTCGCGGCCTTCGATGACGTAGACGGCCGTCCAGTCGTCAAGGCCGTCCTTGCGCTGCCAGGGCACCAGGTCAGGATGCAGGACGTGGCTGTCGCAGGCCTGGCGCTGGAACTCGACCGGAATGCCATCGGCGTCGTGGCGCTCGCAGCGCCAGGTGCTGTCGTCCTTGGCCGTGCTGTGCGCGCAGGTGCGGCAGTTCACATGCTCGGTGGTCTTGGTCTCGTGGCAGAACTTGTAGGCGTCGCAGAACTTGCACTGATACCAGCTCGGGTCGGTGCTGATCGGCTCAGGCATGCGGTCGGACAGCGCCAGCCTGCGGCCACGCTCGACGGCCTTCTCGGCTGCCGCCTGGTCGTAGTTGATGCGCTCGGTGTAGATGCGGTCGTCGTCCTTGCAGACAGCCAGGTACAGCGCGCGGTCGATCTCGGTGCCGTGCATGTAGAGCTGCATCTGGACCCAGTGCTCGGGCTTGGACTTCTCGACACCGTTCTTTTCCAGGTCGGCGAACGACTTGGCGCTGTGGGTCTTGAACTCGGCGATGTGGCGCTTCTTGGGCGCTTCAGGCACGCCAGACTCGATGATGGCGTCGATGCTGCCTGACACATGCGCACCGAAGTCCACGCGAGTCTGCTGCCGGCCGGAGCCACGCACATCGAGGCCGATGGCGCGCAGGTCCGACACGATGGTGGCCTCCTCGTTCTGGCCACGCCGGAACAGGCGCAGGATGCGGCCAGGGAACTTGGGCTGGACAGCCCAGCGAAATGACAGCCACAACCACCTGTCACATGGGTGACCCAACTGGCTGCAGCCCATGTGCGGCCTGGGCGGCTCGGCCAGGCTCTCGTGGTGCTTGTCGATCAAGGCCTGGATGCTATGATTTGGCTCGGGTATCTTCATGGTGCCCGGTCTCCTTCTGAGTGGTTGCCAATGAGGTTGCCCCAGTCCTCTCACGAGGCTGGGGCTTTTCTCTTCTTACTTCTTGGCCCAGGGCGGCGCAGCCTTGGCAGGCGCAGATGCTGCCGGAGCTGCTGCAGGCGCAGAAGCCTGGAAGGCCGGCGCAGCGCCACCGTTGATGGCGCGGTAGGCCTTGACCTCGTTGCTGGCGTCGTAGGTCTTGCCGGTCTTCTCGTCGGTGCGCTTGTCGCGGATCGCCAGCTTGATGTTGACGTTGCCACCGATGAGCTGGTCGGTGTCGTTGACCTTGGCCAGGCCGATGGCGCGCATGATGTCGCCAAGCTGCTGGCGGCCGATCTCCTCGGCCTTGGCGCTCGCGTTCTTGATGTTGAGGTTCGAGAAGATCACCCGGCCCTGGTGGCTCGGCCCGGTGATGTCCAGGCGCAGCTTGATGTACTGGCCGGTGCCGTCGTTTGTCGGCTTCAGCTCAGCCTGGGTGATGGTCGCGTTGTAGAAACCCTCCGGCAGCGGCTCAAAGCTGCCGCCAGTGCCTTGTGGGAGGTCGTTCGAGTCAAAGGTTTGTCCGAGAAAAGCCATGATGATTACTCCTTGGTGGTTGTGGGTTCAATGGTGAAAGAAGGGCGGCCAGGCTTGGCCGTGATTGCTGCTGCCAGCGGCTTGGTGATGGCCTCGTCGGTGGACTTCCAGATGGCCATGTTGATCTCCGGCTTCCACCGGAACAGCGTCGAGAGGTGATTGGTCAGGCCGAACTCAGCGGCCAGCTCCTGCACCTTGTCGGCGTCTACCTTGCGGTCGATGCGGCCGACGATCTTGACCTTGAAGCCTTCGAGCGCCAGGGTCTCGGTGCCTTCGGTATCGTCCCGGATGTTGGCGATCTTCCTGATCTGGTCCTCAATCTTGCGGCGGTCGGCAGTGGCGATGGCCTCGCTCTCCTTCGCAAACAGCCACATCTTGGCCAGCTCTTCAGCGTCGGTCACGCTCTCAATCAGCTTGCCGGTGTTCATCATTTCCTTGATGTTCATGCCTTGCCTCCGATCTTTGCAAACGCTGCGCTCAGGTCCGGCGCTTCCCACATGTCCAGCTTCCCGCTGCGGTCCTTGGCAAGCCACAGGCCGTCGCTGTCGCACATCAGGGCGCGCTGGGTGTTGCCATCGCCATCCTTCTCGACCCGCAGCGCCAGCACCTCGTCGAAGAAGTACGGCAGCGCCTGGCCGGTCTTGTTGCCAGGCATCGATGGCGCATACAGCACCCGGCCCATCTCGTCCTGTGTCTTCTCCAGCTTGGCGCTCATGTAGACGTGGCGGCCAGGCAGGTCGCGGAAGGCGCGAATGATGTCGGCCATCTGCTCTTGCATCGCACCGTAGGCCTGGCGTGGGTCTTTGGTCGCCTTCTTCTCAGCGTTCAGCACCACCTCGGCGATCTCGCTGATGGAGTCCAGCGCCACCGACTTGTAGGCCTTGGCGTCGTCCGACTCGGTCAGCCATTTGTAGGCCTCCTGCAGATCGGTCATCGATGCGATCTCGATGAAGGGCAGGTCTGCGTCCTGAATGGACAGCAGGCCGCCTTCAGCCGACAGCACGATGGGGCTGGGGAGGGTCTTGATCAGCGAGGTCTTACCAGCGCCGGCCTGGCCATAGACCAGGACTTTCACACCGTTGGCAGACAGGCTGCCGGTGGTCTTCACGTTGATTGCCATGAGTGGCTCTCCTTCTTGGGTTGCTGCGCCTTCGGCCAATTCCTTTCGCGCAGTGGTTGCATCTTAAACCAGAAATCTGGTACAGTGCAAGCACCCCCGCAAAAATATTTTCAGAGGTGCAACATATGATGACTGTCGAGCAGATCAAGAAGAGGCTGGAGGATGCCAACCTCAAGCGCGTGGCCGAGAATGCCGGCGTCCACCCGGCCACGGTCTACAGGTTCATGCAGGACGAATCCAAGCCCCTGTACGAGACGGTCAAGGCGCTGTCGGACTACCTGACACGCCAGGAGGCCGCAACACATGGCTGACCTGTCCAAAGTCCTCGGCGGCCCTTGGTCGCCACCACCAGAAAAGAGAATCGCACCACCTGAAGAACAACTGCGCGACGCCATGCTGGCAGCCGGCCTGGAGCCACCAGATGAGCTGCTGCTGGACGGCAAGATTCACAGGTTCAAGTCCGGCACGAAGGGCAGCGGCAGTCACGGAGGTGACAAGCCAGGCTGGTATCTGATCTTCGGCGATGGTGTGCCGGCCGGCAGGTTTGGCTGCTGGCGCGCAGGCGTGGAGGTGACCTGGCGCGCTGAGGTCGGCCGCAAGCTGACGGCCAGCGAGGAGATGGCCCACGCCAGGCGCATGGCCGAGGCCAAGGCGCTGCGCGACGCCGAGCTGGAGCGCAAGCACGAGGTGGCAGCGGCCACGGTCGAGACGATCTGGACCTCGGCCCAGGCGGCCAGCCCGGACCATCCCTACCTCAAGCGCAAGGGCATCGGCGTGCATGGCGCGCGCGTGACCGGCGACGGCCGCCTGGTGGTGCCTCTGTATGGTCAGAATGGCGCGCTGGCCAGCCTGCAGTACATCGCACACGATGGCGGCAAGCTGTATCACCCAGGCGGCGAGGCTGGCGGCAAGTTCTGGATGATCGGCACGATGGACGAGCCAGGCGTGCTCTATGTGGCCGAAGGGTTCGCAACAGCAGCCACGATCCACGAGACGACCGGCCGGCCCTGCGTGGCGGCCTACAGCGCCAGCAGCCTAGTGCCAGTTACAGGCATCATGCGCGAGATGTACGGCGCGACCCAAGACATCGTGATCGTGGCCGACCACGACAAGCACGGCGTGGGGCAAAAGTATGCCGAGCAGGCGTCGGCCAAGTACGGCGTGCGCGTGGTTGTGCCTCCAATCGAAGGCATGGATGCCAACGATTATGCCCAGGCAGGACACGATCTGGCCAGCCTCCTGACGCCAGCCAAGACAGACTGGCTTATCGCGGCCGACGACTTCTCAGCCCAGCCGGCCCCGATCTCCTGGCTGGTCAAGCGCTGGCTGCAGAACAATGCTCTGATCATGGTCCACGGCCCATCGGGTGGCGGCAAGACCTTCG